TTTTTATACCGGGAACTGGCTCGACCAAAAGGCATTATGCTTGAATTGGTAAATAACAAACCTGACCCGGCTGAGATCGTTAGCCTTCGGGCTGGTTCGGCTTACCGAGGTGTGGTAAAACCGCGAATTCATACTAAACTCACCGAAAACCCATCAAAAGGCTTAGAGTTTGTCGAATTTTGCGCTAAATACGGCCAAGAGATGCTACCTTGGCAAGAATGGCTAAGTGAACAGACCTTAAAAGTCCAGCCGGACGGCCGATGGCAGACTCCGGTTCACGGTATTTTATTAGCCCGTCAAAATGGTAAATCAACTTGGATGGCTTGGCAGATTCTTTGGCGAATCTTTGGATTAGAACAAAAGCTTCAAGTTCACACAGCTCACAAACTAACTACCTCAGCTGAAGTCTTTTACAAAATCTATGGAATCATTACTGAACATCCTGAACTCGAAAGTCAGTTAGTTAAGAAGCTAGAAGCTAGAGGATTTCAAGAATTACAGTTTTCAGGTGGCCGTCGATATATCGTAAGAGCTTCTAATTCGGCCACTAGAGGAATTGCCAGTCCGGACACAATTTGGATGGATGAGGCAAGGGAATATCACGACGAGGATGTTTGGTCTTCACTTCGATTTACCCAGATGGCTTCAGCCAACCCACAAGCCTTCTTATTATCCAACGCCGGAGATAGCCATTCAATCGTCTTAAACAAAATGCGAGAGCGGTCTTTAGCGTCAATTCTTACTAACGATTTATCTTTAGGCTGGTGGGAATGGTCTGCCCCACCCGAAATTAAGTTTGATGGATCTGCGACTTTTTGGGAAGGCGTAGCACAAGCTAACCCATCTCTTGGCCACACAATTCACCCGGACAATATCCGAGCTGTATTAAATGATCCGGAAGATATCGTCCGAACCGAAGTCTTATGCCAATGGGTTTCAACAATCAATCCAGTCATCCATCCGTCTCAATGGTCGGCTTGCGCGGTCGAGGGTCTGCGCCTAGAGCCGAACGCTGATACTTGGCTTGCGATTGATTTATCACCTGATAGGCGACAAGCCGCGTTAGTCGCCTCTCAACGGATAGACCGGGATCGATTCCAAGTTCAGCTTCTTCAGACTTGGACTAATCCCGGCTATCTATCCGACAAAGTTATTGCTAACGATATAGGCGATTGGTATCGAAAATTTAATGTGATGAAAATTGCTTATTCGGCTAGGACGGCTAGTGCTGTGGCCGCTCGATTAGTCCCGGCTGGCTTACCTTGTGAGGCAATAGATGGGCAGTTATACGCGACTAGCTGTGACGAATTCGTTTCGGCGATTTCCAGTCAAAGATTGGCTCATAGCAATCAAGAAGAATTAACCAATCATTGTTTATCGGCAGTCAGACTTAACTTTGGCGATGGCGGTTGGATATTCGGTCGCAAAGTCTCGGCCGCAGTAATCACCGGAGCTGTTGCGGCGGCTATGGCGGCTCACTACGCCACTCAGACAAATGAAGGGGTAGATATAATCGTCGCGTAGCACATATCCATTACAATTTAGGCTCAATGGGTGCTATTCGCGATTTCTTCTTTCCGGCTTCTAAACCGATAACAACTTCAGATGTCGAAGCGGCTTTAACGCCGATTCAGATTACTGATTCTGTTTACAACATTCTCGGTGGAGCAACTAACACAACTCGCCAACTTGCTATGAGTGTTCCGGCTGTTGCCAGAGCTCGCAACATAATCTGCGGAACTATTGGCTCATTACCTTTGACAACATTCAACCGAATAACTGGCGAATATGTCGATCCGCACAGAGTAATCAATCAGCCTGATCCTAGAGTGGCTGGCTTTGTTGTTTACACTTGGTTAGCTGAAGACATCTTTATGTATGGCGCAGGTTATGGACAAGTTTTGGAAATGTATTCGGCAACCGATGGCGGTCGCGTAAGAGCTTGGACTCGCGTTAGCCCAGATCGAGTAACAGTCGATACAGATTTCAGGAATACAACAATCACCGGATATAAAGTTGATGGGATGGCAGTTCCACAAACGGGAGTCGGTTCAATAATTCGCTTTGATGGCGGAGATGAAGGATTTTTACATCGCGCTGGCAAGACTGTAAATGCGGCAGTCTATTTAGAAAACGCCGCAGTAACTTACGCTAAAGACCCAATGCCAACTCTTGCTCTTAAATCAACTGGCACAAATCTTCCAGCTGAAAGAATTAACTCACTTCTTACCGCTTGGCGCACAGCTCGACAATCTCGAGCAACTGCTTTTCTAAATGCTGATGTCGATATTAAAGAAATTGGTTTTGACCCTAAGTCATTACAACTAACCGAAGCTCGTCAATATGTCGCGTTAGAATTAGCTCGGGCCGCAGGTATCCCGGCTTACTTCTTGAGCGCCGAGACTACTTCAATGACATATAGCAACGCGGTTAGCGAACGGCGCTCATTAGTTGATTTCTCACTTCGTCCGATACTTAAGGCGATTGAGGAAAGGCTCTCACTTCCGGATTTCGTCCCTAATCCGGTAATGGTGCGCTTCGATCTTGATGATTTCCTTCGCGGTAATGCTTTGGAAAGAGCTCAAGTCTATGAAATTCTCAACCGCATTGGCGCGATGAGCGTTGAGCAAATTCAACGAGAGGAAGACCTAATCCCTAATGAAAATTAACCTACCAATGGCTATAACAGCCGCCGACGTCGCTACTCGCACAATCAGCGGCACGATTGTAACTTGGAATGAGCGCGGCAATACTTCAGTTGGCCCAACTGTATTCGCCAAAGATTCGATTGCGATGAAGAATGTTAAATTGCTTCTTGAGCACGACAGAACCCGACCAATCGGCAAAATGGCAAGCTTTGAGGCTAACGACCAAGGTATAACAGCCAAGTTCGTTTTGGCCAAGACTTTTGCGGCCGATGACGCGTTAGAAGAAGCCGCGACCGGACTTCGAGACGGATTCTCAGTCGGTGCGATGATTAACGAATGGTCTAATGACAATGGCGTTATGAAAATTACCAGCGCGTCATTAGAAGAAGTTTCCCTAGTTACTGATCCAGCAATAGATAGCGCTCGCGTTAGCGAAGTCGCCGCTTCAGAGAACGAAGCGCCACAAGAAGATTCTGCTCCGGCAACCGCTGAAGCAGACAACCCAACCGAAGGAGAACAAGTGTCAGACACTACCGTTCCAGCTCCTGCCGAAGAAACGGTAGAAGCTGCCAAGGTTCAGAATGTTGAGGCGGCTCGCCCAGCGTTCTTTACCTCACCTCGCCTAGAGTTCACAAAGGCGAAGTATCTTGAAGCTTCAATCCGCGCCAAAGTATTCGGCGATGACGCTTCACGTCAGTATGTTTTAGCAGCTGATGACACCACAAGCAACAACGCTGGCTTAATCCCAACTCGTCAGCTATCCGAAATCATTAACCCACTATCAAACGCAGATCGTCCAGCTGTTGATTCAATCTCAAGCGGCATTCTCCCTGATGCTGGTATGACTTTCGAGATTCCAAAAATCACCGCTGTTCCAACAGTAGGCGAAGAAGCCGAAGAAGCAACAATCGATGAGACAGGAATGACATCTGAATTTTTATCCGTAACAGTCAAGAAATATGCTGGCGGACAAGAGTTCTCAGTCGAACTTCTCGATCGTTCATCTCCAGTATTCTTTGATGAACTCGTTCGTCAAATGGAGTTTGCATACGCAAAGGCAACAGATGTCGCTGTAATCGCTGGCTTAGTTGCTGGCGGAACTGATGGCGGAAACCGCACTCTTGACGCAGCTGGCGCTCTTGATTTCGTATCAGACGCTTCTGTTGCTATCTACAAGGCAACACTTGGCACAGCAACCAACATCCTTGTAAGCCCTGAACAATGGGGCGCTTTGATGAATCTTAATGACGCTGGCCGTCCGATTTATCAGAACCTCATTGGCAACTCAAATCAAGGTGGAAACCTAACCGGACAATCAGTTCGCGGAAACCTACTTGGCTTGAATCTTCGCGTATCACGCAACCTCGCAACTGCTGATCCTGATGGCGATAACTCGCTCATCATCATCAACCCAGATTCCTACACTTGGTATGAATCAAGCCGTTTCCGTTTGGAGACAAACGTAGTAGCAACCGGACAAATTAAGGTCGCCTACTATGGATACGGCGCATTGGCAACAAAGGTAGGCGCTGGCGCTTATCGCTTTATGATTGCCTAATAACCAGTAAATAGTGACGGCCAGTCCGCTCCCGAGCTGGCCGCTCACCTAAAGAACGAAAGGAACGAGATGCCAACGATAGTTACAGCTTCAGAGCTGAGAGCCGTCCTTGGCGTCTCGTCATCCTTGTATAACGACGCTTATCTAAACGACATTATTGATACTTCAGAGAATTTAATTCTCCCAATGCTCGTAACCTATTCGACGAGAATTGAGAAAGTTAAATTAACCGACAACGTCGCTTACTATTACACCTCAACAATTCACGAGTTTAGCGAGGGTCAATCAGTTGTCGTAACTGGTTGCGGTTCACCTTTTAACGCCACAGTCACAGTAACAAACGACCTAATTGAGCCCTATGTCTTCACAGCCGCTATCACTAATGCAGACATTATCGAGCGCAACGTTATCCCGGCCGGAACAGCCACACTATCCGGCGCTTCGACTTATGTAGGCAACGCTAACGTTGAAAACGCGGTTATCATTACTTCAGTTGAAATCTTTCAGGCGAGAACTGCCGCAGGTGGGCAGATAGAGGGAGTGGACTTCACAGTCTCACCTTTCCGGCTTGGCCGCTCCCTCTTTAATAGAATCTCTGGAATCCTTGGCCCATATATCGACACAGAAACGATGATTGGCTAATGCCAGCGAGCACTATTCAAGATGACGTTCGCGGAGCAATTAAAACTGCTCTAGCTGGTGTCAGCGCTAACGTTTACGATCACGTCCCGGAAGCTCCTCAAGTTCCAGCCGTCGTAATCGTTCCCGACTCTCCATATATGGAATTAGAACTAATTTCTAAAGCAACAACTCGGCTCAAACTTAATTACACAATTAGCGCGGCAGTTGCTTACCTATCAAATCCAGCTTCTTTGGATAATCTTGAGAAGCTTGTTATTAGTATTCTTGGCGCTTTATCGGCGTCCAAGTATGAGTTATCAACAGTCGAAAGACCGACAGTAACTCAAGTTGGAACAGTAAACTTACTCGTTTCCGACATCCGCTTGAGCGTCCGCTACGAGCAAACTTCTTAAGGAGAACAAATGGCAACGACAGTAATCACAGGTCGCGATGTCACTTTCACGTTGGACTCTGTGTCCTACGATGCTCAGGCGACTTCTGCGACTTTATCTTGTGAGACGATTATCGAGACTTATCAAACTCTCGATGGCCGCGCTTACAAGTCAGTAGATAAGCAATGGACTTTTACAATCGAACTACTTCAGGATTGGGGCGCGGCTTCATCCTTGTTTGAGGCTATGTGGGCTGACGCAGAATCAGCTCCAAACACAACGCTAGCCGTATCATTCACAGCGGTAACAGGCGCAGTGTTCGCTTTCAACGTTCTTCCAATTTTCCCAAGCGCAGGTGGAGCAGCTCCCGGAGCACTCACCGACACTTGGACAATGACAGTCGTTGGAACACCAACAGAAACTTTCAGCTAAGAGATCGGGGAATCGGGAGCTATGAAACTTAACCTAACAATTAAATATACGAACGGCGAAATGGAAACCTATACCGCAGGGCTTCCTGAGTGGGCCAAGTGGGAACGGAAAACTGGTAAGTCGATCTATAAAATGACCGACATTAAAGAATACCAACAGACCGACTTCTTATTCTTGGCTCACGCCGCCTATGTCAGAGCTTCAGCTGGCAAGCCATCTAAAGCCTACGACGTATGGGAACTTACTGTTGATGAACTGATAATCGGAGACATCGAAGACCCAAAAGGTTCCCAACCGGAAGCCTAAACCGACTCATCCTTGAGTTGGCAATAGCGACCGGAATCCCAATGAACTATTGGGAAGACGCGGACGATTTAGTAACTGCGATTGAGATATTGAAGGAGCGAAATGGCGGAAGTAGGGCTTAGCCAATACAGCCAACGCGAACTTCGCACTCTTGCCAAAGCTTTTACTTTAATGGGAAATGAGGCCATCGATGAAGCAAAACAAGTTGCCGGAGAAATGGCTGAATATGCTCTCAAAGAAATACAACAGGCTGGCTATGCGCGTCAAAAGGCGGCAGGAGCAGTTAGAGCGACAGTTGATGGAGCAAAAGTCTCCAAGTCATCGAAGACAGGTCGAATCGATATCGGCTTTGCGCGTCAGCGTTTATCTGGTGGCGGTAACACACAGCAACTTTGGGGCGGACTTGAGTTTGGATCTAATCGTTTCAAACAATTCCCAAGTTGGTCTGGTCGATATGGGCGCGGATCTCGGGGCTGGTTTATTTATCCAACCCTTCGCAAGATTCAGCCTGAACTAACTCGCAAGTGGGAGCGCTCTGCCGACGAAATTGTAAAGAAGTGGGCTAACTAATGGCTAGAGATTACAGAACACTAAAACTAGAAATTCTTGCTGAGACGAAACAATTCGTCGATGATATGAAGAAATCCGAAACCCAAGTCGAGGGCTTCGGTGGCAAGATGGAAAAGTTTGGCAAGGTTGCCGCCGCCGCTTTTGCCGCGGCAGCTGCGGCCGCTGTTGCCTATGCTGGCAAGTTAGCCGTTGATGGTGTTAAAGCCGCAATCGAAGATGAAGCGGCTCAAGCTAGATTAGCAAAAGCTTTACAGAATGTTACTGGCGCGACAAATGCTCAAATAGCCGCCGTTGAAACTCAAATTACAAAAATGTCTTTGGCTTTTGGTGTTGCTGACGACAACTTGCGTCCAGCTTTTCAGCGCCTTGCCACAGCGACTGGAGATTTAGCCAAAGCCCAAGACGGATTACAACTTGCTCTTGATATTAGCGCCGCTACTGGTAAATCAGTTGAGGCGGTATCTAACGCATTAGGTAAAGCCTACGAAGGTAACACCGGAGCTTTGAGCCGACTTGGTATCGGATTATCCAGCGCAGAGATTAAATCGCTTGGCCTTAAAGGAACAATGGATCAGTTGGCCGCTACTTTCGGCGGAGCGGCAACTACTCAAGCAAATACTTTAGAAGGTCAAATCCAAAGACTAAGAATTGGCTTCGATGAAGCTAAAGAGTCACTTGGAGCGGCTTTACTTCCAGCAGTCAAAGCCTTCTTTGATTATGTTATGAACCGCCTTATTCCTATTTTAATTGAGGCAAAAGACCGGGCTTTAGAACCTATAAGACGGGCTTTTGAGAATAACAAAGAAGCAATCCAAACCCTTTGGGAGTTTACAAAGAATTATCTTGTTCCATTGTTTGAGTTTGCTTTCGTTAAAGCGATTGAGGTTGTCGGTTATCGTATTGCGTCTCTGATTGAAATAATTGGTAAAGTTGTTAGCGCAATAAAAGCGATGATTAGAGAAGCTATTGAAGGAATCAATTCCTTGATTTCTTTAATCAACAAAATCCCCGGCGTAAATATCCCGGGCATAAGTTTTGGTGGCGGTGGAAGTTTTAATGCTGGTGGTGGCGAAAGAGCTGGTGGCTCGATTAGCGCTGGCACAGCTTCGGCTTTAGTGTCGGCAGTTGCCGGAGTAGGCGCTAATATCTCAGGCGTAAGTCGTCAAATAACTGGCGGATCAGGTGGAACAGGTGGTGGCGGAACAACCGCACAGCGTCGAGCCTTGTCTCAAATCGAAAAAGACTTTGCTTCACTTCAAGGTTTAGTTGCTCAATTAACAGGTGGAGAAATACCTTCGGTTGGGCCATCAAATACTTTATCGGCTGAAGAATTGCGCTTTGGTCGAGGCGTCACAATTAACGTAAACGCTCCCTCAGTAATCGACGAAGTAGGATTCACTCGAGCCGTAGTGGACGCTATGAACAGCGTTGAACGAACTTCAGCTGGCGGATACAGCGCTCTATTTAAGTAATTATGACTCTTTGGAATCCTGAGTATCGCGTAAAGGTAAACGGAACTACTGTCACTTCTGCGACCTTAGCCGGGATGACAATTACCAGCGGCCGAACTGACATCTACGCCCAGCCACAACCCGGCTACGCAAATATCTCACTTTTAGAGACAAACGAATCAAACGTCAGTTACGACATCAACTATCCAATTTCCATAGAAGTTAAGGACACTTCCGGCGCTTGGGTCTTCCTCTTTGGCGGCTTTATTGCCGACCTCGGTATCGAGGTAGCAAATAGCGGTTCAACTGCCCTAAGCCAGCGAATAAACATCTTGGCGGTCGGATCATTGGCTCGTTTGGCTAGAGCTATATTCGAGGGCAACTTAGGTCATAACTTTGATGGCGATATGATTTATGAAGTCTTATCCGGAGTGTTGTTTGATACTTGGGATGAAGTTCCAGCCGCTACAACTTGGAACGATTATGACCCAACTGTTACTTGGGCTAATGCGGAAAATAGTGGATTGGGCGACATCGACCAACCGGGCGACTACGAGCTTCATTCGCAATCAAACCTTAATGAGACTGTTTATTCTTTGGTTAGCCGATTGGCTACTTCCGGCCTTGGTTATATTTACGAAGACGCTCAAGGTCGAATTGGTTATGCCGATAGCACTCACAGAGGCGAATATCTAGCGCTCAATGGTTACGTCGATCTTGATGGCAATCACGCAACTGGGCCGGGTCTTAATATTCATAAGCGAGCTGGGGATGTCCGTAATGCCATCACTCTTGGCTATGGCTCGACTGGTAGTTCGACAGTCACCGATTCCGACCCTGTATCGATTAGCGAGTTTGGCCAATTAGCTTCGACCATTACTACAACACTCCGCAATCAGTCGGACGCCGAAGACCAAGCTGAGTTCTATCTCAAAATCCGCGCTTATCCTCAATACCTTCTGAAGCAAATCACCTTTGAGGTTCACAGCCCGGAAATTGACAATGCCGACCGAGATGCTTTGCTTAACGTCTTTATGGGACTTCCCCTAAATATCCAAAACCTGCCAGCCAATATGGTAGGCGGCGAATTCCAAGGATTCGTCGAAGGTTGGACTTGGACAGCTTCTTACAACCGCCTTCGATTGACCCTAAACGTCAGTCCTATCGCTTATTCTCTCCAAGCCTTCCGCTGGAACAATGTTCCGGCGACCGAGACTTGGCAGACAATATCCCCAACCCTAGATTGGCTTAACGCTACAATAGTCGCTTAAAGGAGAATAATGCCCACAACAACGAATTTTGGTTGGACGACTCCAGCCGATACCGATCTAGTTAAAGACGGCGCTTCCGCAATAAGGACTTTAGGAAGTGGTATTGATACTTCCTTTGTTGATCTAAAAGGTGGAACGACGGGACAAATCTTAAGCAAAGCTTCTAATACAGATTTAGATTTTACCTGGGTTGCTCAAGGTTCTTCTAAATCTTGGACTTTATTAAACGCTGGTGGAACTTCTCTTACGGCAGCTCAGACTGTAACTGTAAGTGGCATTTCTGGTAAAGAAGATTTATTAGTTGTAGTAATTGGAGCTTCTTCTGCCAGTGCTTCGAGTTATATTTACATCAGACCAAATGGCATTAGTGCTAATTATGTTATGGCAGGGCATCAACTTACTTTCGGAAGTACATATTCATCAGCGAATTTTGCTAATTATGGTTCAACAACAGGCGGAGGAATTTTATTGGCTCAAATGAATAATACAGCCGCCGGAACAGTTTCGGGAAGTTCTTTAATCAGTGGATGTTCTTCAACAGGTAATAAAGCCTTTACTTCAGTTGGTAATGGTAATACCGGAAACAACCAAATTGCTTATTCCCTAAATGGATTTATTCCAGCTTCTGCGGCTATAACTTCGATTGATGTTTATTCCGAAACAGGTAATTTTGACGCTGGCACAGTTTACGTATATGGAGCCTAAAATGAAAATAATACAAAAAGAATTCAACATCCAAACAGGCCAAGAAATTTTTTCAGAACGCGAAGAAACCGCGCAAGAAAAAGAACGCAGAGAAGCTATAGCCGAAGAAATAGCAAAAGCTGAAGCAGACGCAAAAGTAAAAGCCGAGGCAAAAATAGCGTTGCTGGAGCGGTTAGGAATTACCGAAGAAGAAGCGAGATTGCTACTTGGCTAAGTTATGCCGAGCTGGTATTCAACTTCGAGAGCAGATAGACGATGATTATCCGAGCCGCGATCGCCGTAGCGATGGTTGGATTGCTGATAGTCGCCATCTCGCTAAAGGCACTTCAGACCATATCCCGGTGGATGGAATCGTCAGAGCTATAGATGTTGATTCCGACCTTCAAGCTCACAAAGAAGAAGCTTACTCACTCGCCGAGCGAATTAGACTTTGTGCGAAGCGAGGCGACAAGCGAATCAAATACGTTATTTATGATGGCCGTATTGCTTCCCCTCGTCTCCGCTGGCGTTGGCGTAAATACACCGGAAGTAATCCGCACAAGTCCCACATCCATATAAGTTTCAATCCATCGGGAGATCAAGACGGAAGTTGGTTCGATCTCGAAGGGAAAAATAAATGAAAAATCTAGTTGCTCGCATTAAAAGTCCTGAGTTCAAGGAAGCGTTCAAGGATTACTGCCTAGCAGTAGCCGCCTCAGCTGTGACTATGGGTGTCTCTTTGCTTCTCGACTTTGCTCCCGAATACGCCGTTTTGATTGGCGCAATCACAGCTCCAGCCGTTCGCTGGGCAGACAAGAACTCCAAGCAATATGGACGCAAGTAACGTCGCGGCTTTCGTTGCTTCGGTCTTAGGCTCAATCGGTCTACTAATCGCCGGACTTCGATACATAATAAAACTTGAGAACCTTCCGCTGATTTCAAGGCTTGACAAGTTAGAATCTACCCTTGAGTTAGTTCTAAGGGAGAGGATTACCAATGGCACAAAAAAGACGCGTCGCTAAAAAAGCGCCAAAGAAGCGCAAAGTCCGCAGACCGCGCACAGTAGCCAATCCTTTTCCCACAAAACTTGAGCAACGATTTATCGAATCTAAAGCAATTTACGACGCGGCTTTAGCGGCTGGTTGGAAAGCCGACTTTGCTTTGGCCTTCGCTATGGAACGCGAATCTTGGCCGGATTGGTTCATCGATCCCGCCGACCCAATTAAGAAAATTGGTTGGGAAGACGGCGAGGAAGACGTCTAATCTACTTCCGAGAAGCCGAACTCTTTGAGGCGCTTAAGGCCGAATTCCCGGACTTGACGCCACTATCGGCGACCGACCGGGTTGATGGCGTTACCCACGACGCCTATCTTGAGCTCAAGTGCCGCCGAACCCATTATGACCGCTTGATGATTGAGCGTAAGAAGTGGGACTACTTGGCCGAAATAAGGGCTAGAACGGGCGCTCGGACGCTTTATATCAACTCAACGCCAAAAGGTATCTACCAATTCGACTTAGGGGCTATAAACCCTCCTGAATGGCTTTTAAGGGTATTGCCTACGAAGACCGATTTTGCCGGGTCTGAACAGATTGAGAAGGAAGTCGGCTTCTTAGATTGCCGACACGCCACCTTGCTACTTGTCTAAATCTATTTAATTGCTTACCCTTATCTAGTAAATCTATTTAGGATTTACAGAACGGGAGCAAAATGATAAATAAAGTTGCGGTAATTCGCTTTGATGCGACTGCCGGGGCTTGGACGGATGGGACAAATTGGGTTAAAGGCTCAATCATCCGTCGATACGCTAGAGAGAAGATGGGCAAGCAACAGCTCCGGGGAAGGCTTTCACACTCCGAAGTCTCAGCCTATTTTCTTGACAATTACGGGGTGAGCGCCGATGTTAAGTAACTTAGTTATTTACGGTCTATTGGCTTTTATCCTTTATCAGCAATATAAGGCGGAACAGCGTCAAGATGAATCATTCCGTAAAGGTTATGAAAGGGGGCTGAAGGATGGACGAATTAGCCGACCGTTCGTTAAGTGAGTGGATTGAGATTGCTGGCGAGACCCTACGGGAAAGAGGGTTCGCGTATGGTGATCCGAGACACCACTTATTACGCGTTTACGACATCTGCCGAATACTCGGTGTTCAGTTCAGAGACCCATCTCAACTGGCATTGGTGTTTATCGCGGTTAAACTCTCAAGACTTGTGGAATCCCCAATGCGGGAGGATTCGATTGTCGATCTCATTGGATACTCCGCTATCTTGGGTCAGCTCCGATTTACCGATTGGGGCGACTTTGACCCTACTGCGTAACACAAATAAAGACCAGTGGTGCGATTACTGCAAGCAAAAATGGGGAACAGTTAAAGGCAATAATTGGCATCCAAACGCTATGAAAATGGCTTATTGGAAATGCATATCGGCTAGTCCGATGAGAAGAAATCAAGTGCGCTTTTATTGTTTGGAGTGTGCTGCTGATTTACAAAACTGGCCAGATGGTCAGTTCTATTCATTAAAAGAACAGCTGATGGATGGACTCCACAGCGTAGCAACAAGGGAGCAATTAAATGTCGAATTACCTAGATGATTATGTTGGAACTTGGGAACGCTTTAAGCAATTTGCCCAAGAAAATCCGGATTACCGAATCAAGACTCACGTCCTCGAGGAGTCATTAGCGAAGGAGTGCGATGTCTATATCGTCAAAACTGAAATCTATCGAACTGAAGTTGATTCTAATCCTTGGACGACGGGTCTATCTTCAGAATCAAAGTCAAAGCAATACGCGCTTGAACTTGCGGAAACTGGCAGTCTCTCAAGAGCTCTCAATCTTGCTGGATACTTGGCAAAGCCAAATGGGACTAAACCCTATCAGAGTCACATTAAGCCAATCCAAACAACTAACCCAAAATTGGCAGAATTCATTAAAGAACAAAGACCGGATGACCCCGAACCAATAGTTCATAACATTGAACATCTAGTTGAAACCCTAGGAGCTGAGATAGCGGACGAAGTTCCAATCTGTAATCACGGCCCAATGGTGCTCAAGAATGGAACTAAAGACGGCAAAGATTATCGAGGCTGGGTCTGCCCAGAGAGAGATCGAGACGCTCAATGCCCGGCTAAATGGATGAAGGTAGATGAGTCGGGAAAGTGGGTATTCAAAAAATGAAGAAATCTATTAGAAAAGAATTAGCTAGAGATCCACATTGGCTTCATAGAAAAATCCACTTTAGTTCTAATTCCCATATGGCAACTTGTAAAATGGAATTTAGGAGTAATGAAAAGGTGAACGATAAGTGATCGGCGACGTTCATCCTTTTAAGTGTGGGACTTGTAAAGCCGTCAGAGCTCATAGGCTAATCAAGACCTACGAGTGCCCGGACATTCCCGAAGCTCCCGGTGAAGTTTGGCTTGTGGAGTGCCAAGGATGTTTTGAGCAACGGATTATCTATCCGACTGAGCGGGTAAGCGCCAAAGAGGATGATATTGAACGCTGTAAAGAGTGCGGCAACTGGAAAATGAAGGCTCAAAAGTGTCGAGTTTGCCGAATAGCCGCTGGACTTGAGAAAATACAAGTTAATATGTTTAACGGCCATAAGGATTGGAAACAAGATATTGATATATGAATATTACTGCGATGATTGCGACGATAAACGGATCATCGAAGCTTCTATTTACGAAGCGCCCGGAATTAATGTTTTATGCGCTGAGTGCGGAACTGCTATGTGGCGCGTATGGACACCGCCATCAGTTCATTTCAAGGGAGACGGGTGGGCAGGAAAGAAGTAAAGAGGCCAGTTAGCCTTAAATACATCCACCAGTTAATCGATTGGGGATTTAGTATGGAGTTCATCGCTAGGGATTGCGGCATAACAGTTGAGTCCCTAGAGATGAGGCTTTATCGGGAGAGGAGAAGGAATGAGCATAAAGGAAGCAAGCCTAAAACTAGCCGCAGTTACCCTAATCGCAGACGAAGCAAAGCGAGCTAAAGACCGCCTACGGGCCGAACTGCAAGCCGAGATGGACGGTATTGGGGCAGATCGGATAAAGGCTGAATTGGATGGTGAGACGGTTGCTTATGTGACTACCGTCCAGCCTAAATTCAAATGGGAAATAACGTCAGACCGTAAGTTTATTGAATGGGTAAAAAGTCAAATGCCTAGTGAGATAGTCGAGACGGTTAGACCTAGTTATGTTGATTATGTATTAAGCCATCTCAAATACGTTGATGATTTAGTTGTTGCGCCAAATGGTGAGATAGTGGATTGGGCGGTTGGTAGTGCCTCTGAGCCTTATTTGACTACTAAATTTAGTGAGGATGGTAGGGAGAAGGTTAGAGAGGCGATTGTTGGGAAGGCTATTGAGGCGGCTAAAGTGTTGGAGCTGGAATGATTGTCTACGACTTCTTCGCTGGAACAGGGTCAGCAAGTAAAGTTTTTGAGGATGCTGGACATAAGGTTATCAAAGTCGAATTAGACCCTTACTTCGAAGCTGATGAAAGAGACATTCTAAGTTTGACGGCTGATGAGTTGATTAGTAAATATGGTAGGCCTGACTTCGTATGGGCTAGTCCGCCTTGCACTACGTTTTCAGTTGCTTCTATAGGTCATCATTGGAACATCGATAAGACACCCAAAACCAAGGCAGCTGAATTAGTACTTAAATTGATTGAAAAGACCATTGATTTGATAAATCAATTGAAGGTGGATAATTGGATTATTGAGAATCCTAGAGGGATGCTTAGAAAGCAGGCAATTATGCAGGCTTTACCTAGACAAACAGTTAGCTATTGCCGTTATGGTGATTTTAGGATGAAACCTACCGACCTTTGGGGAAAAGTAAATAATTGGGTTAGTCGGGGAGCT